TGTTCTTTATGTGAAATAATAATAATATTATTGTCCTTTGATACATCATTTACAACATTCATAAGATAACTAACTGAATTATTATCTAATGATGAGTCAAGTATTTCATCAAATATTAAAAGATTTGTATTAATAGAATTACGCAACTTTGCTATTGCTCTCCAAGTAAACAGTAATGCCAAATCAATCTTTTGCTTTTCTCCCTCTGAAAAAGAAGAATAAGTGAAAGAATCTCTGAAACGTGATTTTATTGTTTCGCTGAAATTTTCATCTAATTCAAACTCACAAAAAAGCTCAAATTCAGCCAAATACTTGTTTATAAGCTTATTTATGATTGGTATATATTGTTTTATAATTTTTGACTTAATTCCATCATCTTTTAACAATGTACTAGCAAAACTAAGAACAGTCTTATCTTCTGATAACTTATTGTAACGATCTTCAATTTCTTTTGATTGTTTTTCAAAATCATTGATTTTATTTTCTGAATTAACATTATGTATTTTTTTAATCTTTTCTATATCCTGCTCAAGTTTTTTAATGTATTTTTCTGAAGACTGTACATTAGTTTTTACCCTAATCTTTTCCATTTCAAGGTCTTGGATTTCAGAATTTGTTTTCATAATCTCTTTAAGATTATTATTAAGTACATCATACTCATCAGATAGCTTTTTAAGACCATCATTTATTTTATCTATTTCACAGTTTTTTTCTGTGATTTGTGCATGTTTAAAGTCTTTATCAATTTCTTGCTTACAAGTTGGACAAGAATCATTAGTTTCAAAGAATTTAATGTTTTCATTTAAAATATTTGATTTTGCCTCAATTTGATGACGTAATTTTGATAGCTTGTTTATTTTATTTGAAATATTATCTTTTTCTACAATATTGCTTTCTAATTCCTTTATTTGTTTAGATATTTGTTTCAAATAAATATTTAATTCTTTAATTTGTTCTTGTGCATCTTCAATTAACTTTTTCTTTTCATCTATCATTTTTTCGTTATTATTTTGAAGTTCAACTAAATGTTGTTTTGTCATTTCAATCTTTGATTCAATAACTTTCTTTTCAGTAATAATATTATTCATTTCATCTTTATTAATAAGAAGTTTGTCTTTTAATAAAGAATTCATTACTGTGAAAATCTGTAATCCTAAAAGATCTTCAATGATATCTCTTCTTTGTGCTGCTGGTAATTGCATAAATGGTTGAAATGTCGCAGTTCCAAGAACAACAACTTGACAAAATGATTTATGATTTACTTTGATAATTTGTTTTTCAAGTATATCTTGATAATCAGCAATATCTGCTGATTGATTAAGAAGAGAACCGTTTTGATAAACTTCAAATATTGTTGGTTTAATACCACGAACAACTTTATATTCTACAGAACCAATAGAAAATTCTACTTCAACAACCAATCCTTTTTGTGTTATAGAATTAACAAGTTGAGGTTTATTAATTTTTCTGAATGGTTTTCCAAATAAACCAAAAGATAAAGCATCAAGAATAGTTGACTTACCAGCACCGTTAGCACCAATAACTAATGTAGTGTCTTTGGAACATAGATCAAACTCTGTAAATTGATTTCCAGTAGAAAGCAAATTACACCATTTTATTTTCTTAAAATATATCATTTTAATCCAATCAATTCACAATCTGCATCAGTTTCAATCCAAAGTTTAGCACCACAAGGTCTTGGTTTTTCTGGACGATATATCATTCTTGATGGACCGTTAATTATAACTTCCATACAATATTGAACTTTACCATTTTCTTCAACACGACAAACAGGGTTTGATTCACCACGTTTTGCATTTTGTTGAATGATATTTCTGTTTATGTGTATTATTTTCATTCAATTTCCAATGCTTCATGATATAAATCAATAATAGTTGCTTCTAATTTTTCTTTATTAACACCTTTAATATCTCTAGTCTCAATATATTTTTTACATATATCAATAGTTGATTCTGCTTCATTAACAATATCTTGATCTTCTTCCATACCAAGATTCAGATGATCTTCTACTATCTGAATTTCAATAGGATTTACTTTCTCAATACTATCAATAAAACGATCAAAGAAATATGGATTGTTTTTTTGTGTGACTATTACTTTAAGAATACAATCTGCATATTCACTTACGTCAATCTTTTCCATAAGATTTGCATGTTGATCGTTATACCATACTTTTTTAAACATACTATATGGGTTTTGAATAAATGTTAATTCTCTTGTTTGTGTGTCAAATACATTAAACCCTCTAGGATCGTTATAATCAGACCAAGTATACTCTCCAGGACTACCCAAATAGTGAATATTACCACGGCTTGAACGATGATGATAGTGGCCAGAACAGACAATATCAAAGCGTCCAAACAAAGTTGGATCGTCGCCATGAGACATGACTGATCCTTTGTACATTTCGAATCCCTGTAATTCAAGATGACCGAACGCAATTTGTGCATTAGTTTTCCTTATTAATTCAAAGGAATGCTCTCTATTTTCATCGCAAATCCAAGGAATTAATAATATCTTAGTTTCACCGAACATTACTTCAGTTGTTTTATCATATATATTTAGTGGGTAACGATTAAAAAGTTCAGTAAAAGAACTAATAATATTAGTATTTTTATGATAAACATCATGGTTGCCTAGTATTTGATGCCAATCAATATTACGGTTCAAAGCTGGTTCTATTAAGTCCTTCCTAAGACGATTAGCTGTATTGATGTTAATATATTTACGACGATCAATAATATCACCACAGTGAACTACAGTGTGTATATTGTTGTCATCAAGATATTTAAAAAAGACATTATCATAGAACCTTTTCATATAGTCATGAAAAGCCGTGGAATCATTTCTGATTCCAGCATGAGAATCGGTAATAAGTGCGATTTTCATTAAAACCTGCGTGTTGTCTTTTGAACGCTTTGTTTATTCAAAACTGAACTACAGTAATCTCTAATAGTCTCAAGACGAATAATTAGATTCATTCGCTCGTTTTCTTTTGTGTTTTTGTCATTGATACGCTCAACAATGTCAACAATGTTGATAGGAACCAAATGTAAATTTTTATTCATCGTTTTTCTCCTGAAAATTTTCAATACCCACCATCTTAACTGCTTTTGGTGCTTTTGTCAATACATTTTTTTCTTCAAATGATTTAACTATTTCAGATGAATATTCATTGGCTTTAAGGTGTATATTTTCAGCATCTGACCATAACTCATTCATCATAAAAGAGTTTTCAAAGTTTTTATGTTTAATATATGTTTGTTTCTTTTCCTTTTGAATACGACGAATGAAAGCATTCCATGCAATTTGTGTAAAATAAGCAAATGGATTGTTTGTTCTTTCTGGATCAAAATTATCAACAGCAGCAATACAGTCTACAATTGCATCAGCAATCATATCTATCTTATATGTGTATCCAGAGAAATTTGGTTTTTTAGCTAAATTATTACATATAAGAAGTATTGATTCACCAATATATTTTGGAACTTGTGGTTCAGAATTTTTTTTATTCTCTTTTGCCTCTTTTAATTCGTTTTTATAATGAATCATTGAACCGTAAAGTGTTTTATTATTGATATAATTATTCTTTTTTCTTGGTTTTTTAATTTCTGGATTTGACATAATTAAACCTTTACTTTTAGATTAACATTATACAATTTATATGAGAATTTCTCTTCATTATATATTTTTATTCTTTCCATGAAATGTAAAATTGTGAAATTTTTTCTATCTTTCCAAGTAAGATTATCTGCTATGTCGTATAAGGTAGCAGCAGTTTTAGTATCAGACTTACGTAACCCCCTGCCAATTGACTGAAGATTCCGTATGCGAGACTTGCTTGGGCTAGCAAAAATAATACTATGAAGATTCTTAATATTGACTCCGGTAGAAAAAGTACCAAAGCTAGCGACAATAATAGCGTTTCGTTCATTTTCAACAATCCTTCTTATCTCCTCACGTTCTTGTCCATCAACAGAACCTGATACAAAAAATACTTTTCTGTCTTCTACTTCTTTTTCTATGATATTATACAGTATTTTTCCATGTTTGTCAACAAATTGAAACAACAGTAAAGTATTACCTTCTAATGAAAGAGCTAAATTTTTAATAAAATTATTTCTCTCAGGGCATCTAACTAACCAATCTATTTCATCTTGATACTTATAAGATGATAATTGTTTTTTAATTTCATCACTGTAATTTAAAACAATTCCTTTTATTCTAAATTCTGCTAAATGTTTTTTTTCAATTAACTCAGAAGTAGATATAACTTTACGTACAGGACCAAATAAACCTTCTAATACTAATTTATGAGTTTGTGAACCATCAAGTGTTCCTGTAAATCCAAATCTATATTTACACTCTGTTAATTTTCCTAATATGGAAGTTAATGACTTAGCCTTGAAAAGATGTGCTTCGTCTCCAATAACTACATCAAAATTTGAGAAATACGTCTTAGATAATTTGTAAACCGATTGCCACGTTGTGATGGTAATAGGCTTATCTGAAACTTTATCTTGTCCAGAAAATACACGATGTACCCACATATCAGAGTTAAAACCGTAGTCAGCAAAATCAGAGGCAAGCTGAGAAACAAGAGAAGTAGTTGGAACAATAATAAGAGTGCGACTCGCATAATACCTCACTAATAGATATATAATAAAAGACTTACCAGAAGCAGTTGGTGATAATAATAAAGATCTTCGTTCTCTTATTGCATGTGTAAATGCTTCAATTTGATAATCTCTTGGTTCAAGAGTTGGTTTTAATTTAGTAATAAAATCTTTTGCTTCTTTTAATGAAAATTCTTCTGATGAAAAATCTGAAATATATTCCAGTAAATATTCTCTTGTTTTACAAAATTCTTCAATATAATTTAATAATCCAGCATATATTAAACCTGTCATTGGATTATATAGATATATAAACCCATCCCATTGTTTAGCCCTAAATGCAGGAGTAAACTTAGCTCCAGGAACAGAAAATTTAAAATAATCTTTTAGTTCATATGCAATACTTGGTTCACATTTTACTTTTATATAAACCTCATCATATTTCTCAACTTGAATTGTTTCCATTATGCTCCCATAGTAAATTTTTGCCAATCAATACCATTACGAATAACAAAATTTCTATTAATAATTGTTTTAATTATGCTTTCTAAAAAATCAATTTTTTCCTGTTGCAAACCAATTTTTAAACCTAATTCAACCACATCTTTATCTGCTTCCATGTACATTGGAATATCAGATTTAAGAACCATTCCCTTTGGAGGTAATCTCCAACCCTTATCTCTGGTTTCTTCATTTGGTCCTTGTGTTAAGAATTCATACTTATCTAATTTTAGAATCTTCATATCAGACTCAAGTTTACGAAGAATTAATCTTTCTTTAATCAAGATATTATAATATTTACTATGAAGTTTGGGAATATTTAATGACTCATCTCCTAATTCAGTTTTATCAATTTTAGTATCTTTTTCCCATAAATCCATAATCTCATCAATATTCATAAATTTCTCCAATTTGTCACTATTCTGTAATTATAACATAAAATAAAACACATGTCAAGACTTGACAATACTTTAAAATATCTGTATAATTATATTGTTAAGGAAAAAATATATTATATTGTTTTGGATATATCAAAATATGTATACTTAAATGATGCTGATGCTGTAAGATATTTAATATCTTTATCAATTGTATTAAATGAAATACCTGATAATGCTAATGGATAAGCATCAATAAATGTTACATCATAATTAATAGTTTTAATATTAGATAATATTGATAAAGTAATATCAGAATATATACTTTCACCTGTCCATGATGGTTTATTTTGAATATCAGCATATTCATTGAAATCATGAGGCTTACCTAAACCTCTAATCCAATTATGAATTTCTAGATAATTCATCATATTTTCATCAACTATAAATGTAATATCAAGATTAGCATAATCAATATGTTCACCTGGATATGGTATTTTAACAAATGGATTAGGTGTATCAACTTGTTTTAAAAATATTTTAGGTATGCTTGCTTTTTGAATAAAAAAGTTTACATGAGGAGCTTTCTTAATTAAGAACCTAAAATTAAGTTGAGAGAGATAATTAAGATTTGTTGGGGTATTATCAATTGCTGACATTAAAAACTCCTAATAGCTTTACTACTATTTAGGTAAGAAAAAAGGAGAGCCAAAGCTCTCCAGTTATTCGCCACCTTGTTTATGTGGTCTTACATTAGTATTTAGTTCTTTTTGTTTTCTAAATTCTTCCCAACGTTTTTTAGTAGCTTCTGATACTTTTTTACGTCTTTCATTAAATCCATATTTTTCCATAAAAAATACTCCCAAAGTTTCCTCTGGGAGTATTTAGTATTTGTTTTAGTTAACAATCTAACTAAAAAGTGTAGTGCCTACATGAGATTGTTGACTATGACTCTACGATAGTAAACGTTAGTGTTGATAGTAAGACCGCCAAGACCTTTAGTAAGACCCTGTGCGAATGGATTTGCAACCATTCCGTAACGAGTCTTAAAGCCAATCTTTGGCTGGAATGTACCTTGATCAACTGCACGAACCATCTGTAGTGGAACGTATGGGCAATAGAAGATACCAGCATCAAATGCTGAAGAACCCTTATAGCCAACAGTTAGGTAGTTACCGCCGATTGCGTATGGGTCAATATAGACCTTTAGGCGACCATTGAGAACACCAGCAAAAGTATTGCCAGTATCATCAACTTCTAGACGGTTTGAATTAAGAGCAGGAGCGTAATCAAGAACACCAGCCATCTGTAGTGCAGAAGCAACGTCTGAAGAACAGATAACGATGTTACCTTTACCACGACGGGTCTGCTTTGCAATTTGGTTGGCTTCACGCTCTAGCTGGAACATAAGACCTTTGAACTTCTCAACTGACCAACGGCCATTTGAATCAGTGTCAAGATCGAAAACACCAGCAGTAGTAGTGTTTAGCTGTGCACCTGGAGTAGCAGTGATGTTGATTGTACGAACAACTTCACGATTGATTTCAGCAAGAACTTCAGCTGAAAGAATGTTAGCAAGTTCAGTCTCAGCATCTAGACCATGGATTGCTTTAAGATCTTGAGCAAGTTCCATAGTGTATTCTGCTTTTAGAGCACGTGATAGTGCAGTAACAGTAACCTTCTCAATTGAGAAAGCCATCTGTGGGAAAGCATTAGCACCTGATGAATCACCGCCAAGAGCTTCTGACTGAGCAGTAGTCATACCAGCACCAGTGTTATAGGTGTTAGTAGCAGTTAGTGGTGAAGTGTTTGATGCACCTGGGATAGTACCCTTGTGACCATAACCAAAGTTATTAGCATCAACACCAGTTAGTGAACCAGCGCCAGTGAATGCAGTGTTAACTTCGTTATAGAAAGTTTCGTTGTTAGCAGTAGATGAATTGTAACCACCGCCGTCTTTCTGATCGCTGTAGCGTGAACGCATAGCGAAGATAAGACCAGTTGGACCAGTCATTGGCTGAACGCCGCAGATGTCATAAGCAATGAGATTAGGCATTGCACGACGAACTAGTGAAATAAGAACTGGGTCGAAAGTATCAATACCACCAGTACCAGCAGAAGATGAAGAACCACCCATTGCGTTAACTGGAGTTAATGAAGAAGTCTCAGTAAGAGTCTGATAGCTACCATGAGCAGCAGCCTCTGAAAGAGCCTTTTCAGTGTTCTCTAGCATAATTGCAGTTACTGAGCGACGATGCTGGTCCTTGATTGCTCCAAGAGCATCATGGTCAAGCACTGGTGCCCACTTGTTTTGAATTTCCTCGTTAAGATACATGTAATTTCCCTTTCTTTACTGAGGTTGTATTATATTTATAAATTAATTAGTTTTAACAGTTCTTGATAGAGCCTTAACGTAACGGTTCACGTTTGGATCTACTGAAACGACTTCGCCGCCAGTTTCACCTTCAAAAGTCTCTTCAACAATATTTGAAGTATGAACAGAGCTATTTACAAAATAGTTCTCTTTGATAATTTCAAGCTTTCTAGTGAAAGTTTCTAAATTACCATCAAACTCAATACCTTCTGCAAGTGCAGCAAACTTTTCCTGCTGAGTAAGAGCTAGATCAGCAGCAAGCTCATTGAAAATATCAACTTTTGCTTCTTCTGCTAAAATGCTTTTTAGTTCAACATTTTCAGTGATTGCTTCATCAAGTTTGTTTTCAAGAGTATCTACCTTTGCGGCAAGAGCCTCTAGAACTTCAATCTTATCTTCTGGAACATCAATATAATGTTCAGCAAAAAGATTCTTTAGACCACCAATAAACTCTTCCATAATTTCGTTACGTAGAGTTGATTCAATAGCAACCTCATTTTCTTTCATCCAGTTCTCAACAACATAGTCTAAATATGTTTCAATTTTTGTTGAAAGATCTTCAGAAATTACATTGACTTGCTCTTCTAGAGCAGCTTCAAACTCTTCTTCTAGACGAACAATTTCAGTAGTGATACGTGCATTAACGGCAGCTTCAAAAATAGTAGTTGCCTTCTCTTTAAACTCTTCAGTTAATTCATCATTAGAAAACATCTCTTCAACGTCTTCTGCCCAATTATTTTTTGAATCTAGTTTTGGCATTGGATAGGCAGTTTTTGGTGCTTTACCTGAAACTGCATGTGAAGGATTCATATCAATTGAAGATGAATTCTTAGCAGAATTATCACCAACACCATAATCTTTGCCTGGACCAAATTGTGCCATAGTCTTATTGAAGAAATCAAGAAGATCTGATTTAGACATTCCAGCCATAGCGCCCATAACGTCCTTCATCATTCCAGATTTTGAAGAAGCATCAGCAGTTTTATGTGCCTTAATTGATTGAGCAGCAATTGTATCCTCATCAACATTTTCTACATCTTCTGAAACTTCGTTTTCAACTACTTCTTCAGCAGAATCAACTACGTCTTCAAATTCTGTTTCGTGTTCTAGGTTAGCCATTAGAAATTTCTCCTTATTGAAAATTTATAATTATTTATACTTTAAGATTTTTTACCGCTAAAGATGTGATATATTCTTCAAAAATAGCGAATTTCTTTTCTTCAATCTCTTTAATTGACATTTTATTAATTCTTTTCTTTGTCTCATGAAGCTGTTCTTCGTGCCATGTTCCTTTTACTGGATCATATATCCATTCTACATTTTCCATAATTCCATTAACAAAACACCCAGGACCTGAAGGATCTGAAACAATATCTACAGTGGATAGTTTGAAATCTGGTTGAACAATCATAGCACCATTTGATTCTTTTAATGACCCCATACCACGTGTAGAAACTCCAGGTTGCCATCCTGTTTCAAGAAGACCCTTAACAATTTCTCCCATTGGAGTTTCTGTTATCTTTGCTTTACCATTAACATAATTACCGTCCCATTTTAGTTCAGTAATCATATGTGAAACTCTGTCTAAATTAATAGTTGGGCCTTGAGGATGATTAAGTTCACCTAATGCTCTTTTTGTATTGATCATTTCACGAATATATCTATCAACTTCTTTTTCTAGAACAGGCTTTGGATATTTTCTTCCGTTCTTATTTGTTTCTTCTGCTGTTATGAAACGACCAGCTATAAAATGATCTTTTTTACCGCTTTCGTTTAATTCGGTAATATAAGTTGTTTCTTCTGTTAATTCTGTTATAAGTTTCATTTCTTTTTGCCTTAGTATCTGTATGCTACTGGAGTTGCTCTCATATTTGATCCAACTAAAAGATCTGTTGTTTGTTTCTCAATTACAAGTTCAGCACCACCAACAATAGATGTTGATGTATATGTTTGGCCATTAGAATATTTTTGAAGTAATACAGTATTAGAACTTCCTGTGTTTACAACACGAACAAGGTTACTGTTGTAAACATTATTTGCTGTAGTATTAATATCAATTTCTTG